TCTGAATGTCCGCTATATAGGAAATGGGAGAAAACAAAGAAGAGTGCGTACGACGTTAAGCTATGTGTATCTATTGAAGGTCATATAGATGCTGTCCATTCGATGCGCGATCAGAATTTCGACATTTTATCTAGTGCCGCTCGCCTTCATGAAGAAATGCGCTTATACTTAGCTCCTAAGCAGTATAGAGTTTATACAAGACTCTTTGTTGATGGAGTAGATGAAGAAAAAGTAGCTGCTGAAATGGGTTACAAGACAAATGAAAAAGGTAAAAAGGCTGGATACAAACAAATCAAAAATCTTAAGAAGCTATTTAGGCAAGTAGCTCTAAAAATTTTACAATCGGAGGATATTTTAAGTGGAAGCTAAAGAAGAAACAACAGACATCTCTTTTACAAATGAAGAGGCAACGCAAATTAGAGACTTAGCTAAACAATTTCCTGATTTAAATACTATCACGCGTAAATTCTTTGCTAATGAGAAGCTAGATGGTCGATCAAAGCAAGGAATTGCTATTAGGTCGTTCTTAGCAAGTAATAAAATCAATTATAAAACATCTAAGTACGAAAAGGCAGCGGACATTGAGTTCACAGAGTCTCAAAAAGAGTTTATCATTGACCAAACAGCTATTGGATTGTCCGCCGTAAGAATTGCGGAGCTTATTTTTCCTGATCGCAGAATCGTTAACCTTGGAGTCGAGCAAAGAGCTGTGGCAAACTTCGTTAGAACGGCAAATGTAGAAGGTCAACCTGAATCCGAAACTGCTGTTGGTTTAAAATACTTAGTTCCGCGTTCTGTTGAGCGTGTTATTAACAAAATCAATCAAGCTACTGGCGAAAAGATCAATAAAGAAAAATTAAACCGCCAACATAAATTCTGTATTGAGAAGCTCACTATCAATTTAGCTAACTCGCGGTTTCAAAAGATCATCAACTGCTATACATCGCAAGAAGATCGTAATATCTTTGAAGAAGAGTTCATTAGAATGACTTGGGACAAGCCTGACCTTACTGCTGATGAAGTTAATTTGTACATGAACGTGTGCAAAGAAATTATCAACTTAGAAACAACTTCAAGACACTTGGATAAGCTCAATAAAATGTTTGAAGATACTCAAGAGCAGAATGAAATGAGTATTCGTCTTGCCGAAATCATCAAAGCTAAGAGTGGTGAGTACCATCAGTGTGAAGGTCGCGTCGAAAGTCTTATTAAAAAGCTTCAAGGCGATAGATCAGGACGTATCAATGCTAGACAAAAGGAAAATGCTTCTATCTTGGCTATCGTTCAGCTATTTCAAGACGAAGAAGAGCGCGCTAACATGATCAAGATCGCCGAAATGCAAAAGACTCTTGTTAGAGAAGAAGCTGGCAAGCTTGAAAGCATGGTGGAGTGGAAAGCTCGTATCTTGGGCATATCATTAGATGATGCCGTTTAAGTGCAAAGAATGTAATCAAGATTTTCCAAGCGAAAGAAGTCTTCATACTCATTTGAAGAAGCATAAGATGTCGCTTGGAGACTACTACTGTGCCCATTACCCGAAGAAAAACCTCTTAACTGGTACAAAGTTAAGCTTCAAGGATAAAGAGTCTTATTTTGAAAAGGATTTCGAGAACAGAGAGCAGTTATTAAAGTGGTGCAACTTTGAAAAAGCAGAAGTTGTTAAACCGTACATAAAACAACTGCTTGAAAGACGAGTAACTAATAAAGAATTAGTTGTTGCGCCTAGTCATATCGAAATTGAAACAAGCGAACTGCCAAGTATCAACTGTTTCAAGAAGCATTACGGTTCTTACTCGGCGGTTTGTTCTGAGATTGGCATAAAGCCAATGTTCACAAAGAATATCCACAAAGATTTTCACTCTGACTACTCTAACGTTAATATTTTCATTGATACAAGAGAACAGCAACCATTGGAGTTTAAGAATCAAAGAGAAGTTAAGCTAGATTTTGGAGACTATACTGCTGGTGGTCAAAATTACTCTAAAACATTCGTTGATAGAAAATCAGAAAGCGATTTTAAGAGCACTTTAGTTGGAGAGAACTTCGACAGATTTAAAAGAGAGATCGAAAGATGCAAATCTATGGATTGTTTCTTGTTTGTTGTCGTGGAATCTAGTTTTGATCAGATCAAAAACAATAATGACTTCACCTCACATAAATCTAATTTAAAATTCGTATATCACAATATGCGTTTGCTGCAACAAGAGTTCCACAAGAACTGTCAATTCGTTTTTTCTGGTAGCAGAAAAAATAGCGTAGTTTTAATACCTAAACTTCTTGTTTGTGGCCCAAAACTTTGGGAAACAGACATTCAATACTTCATAGAAAAGGATCAATCATGGCTTGGATCGTTGGCGACCAAAAAAGAAAAAGCGTTTACAACAGTAACAAAGTAAACGAAGAGATTTTAAAGAAAGAAGGCTATCTAGAAGAGCGCGAAGCTAAGATTCTTCTATATAAATTTCTACGCAGCAACATTTCATTCTCTTCTGAGATTATTTGCGGCGTAAAACCGTTTCCATTTCAGCATCTCGCAATTAAAACGATGTTTGAAACAGACTATTCCATGATGGTGTGGAGTCGTGGTCTTTCTAAGAGCTTTACTTGCGCTGTATTCGCAGCGTTGGACGCTATTTTGAATCAAGGTGTTCACATTGGTATCGTAAGTAAAACATTTCGTCAAGCAAAGATGATTTTCCGCAAAATTGAAGAAATCGCGGACAAGCCAAATGCTATTTTCTTAAAGCAAGCTATCACAAAAGTATCTAAGAGTTCTGATGAATGGACAATGGAGTTTGGTCGCAGTAAAATTACCTGCTTACCACTTGGTGACGGTGAAAAGCTTCGTGGTTTTCGCTTTCACCGTATGATGATCGACGAATTCTTGTTGATGCCAGAAAGAATCTTCAACGAAGTTATTATTCCGTTCCTTTCTGTAGTGCAGAACCCAACAGAGAGAAAAGAAGTATATGACTTAGAGACTCAGTTGATCGCTAGAGGAGATATGATTGAAGAAGAGCGTTTTAGATGGCCGAATAATAAAATTATCGTGCTATCATCTGCTTCTTATCAGTTTGAATATATGTACAGGCTTTATAAGCAGTACGAATCACTCATTAAGTTCCCAGAAAAAGATGGAAAAGGTAATTCAACTAGAGCTATCCTGCATTTTTCTTATGATGTAGCTCCTCATGGTCTTTACGACGAGAGTTTGCTGACACAAGCTAAGTCAACTATGTCTGAGTCGCAGTTCCAAAGAGAATTCGGCTCTAGATTCATGGACGATTCTTCTGGTTACTTTAAATTGAGCAAGATGCACGAATGTACAATCAAGCCGCTTGAAGGACAAGCGATTGAAGTGGCTGGACAGAAAGGTTCTGATTATATTTTAAGCTTCGATCCTTCGTGGGCCGAAAATGAATCGTCTGACGACTTTGCGATGAACCTTATTAAGCTTGATGTGGCTAACCGTAAAGGAATCATCGTTCATAATTACGCCGTATCAGGAACTAATCTTAAAAAGCATATCGACTACTTAGCTTACTTGATGAATAATTTTAATATCGTTGGAATGTGCGGCGATTATAACGGTGGCGTACAGTTTATCAACGCCGCGAACGAAAGCGAAGTATTTAAAAACGCTAAAATCGAAATTAAAATGTTTGAAGCTGATTTTGATTCGCCTGAAAAGTATCAAGATGAAATTCGTAGAGCAAGAAGAGCGTATAATTTAAAAGATACTCGCATCTGTTACCTTAGAGTGCCAACAAGCTCTTGGATTCGCTACGCCAACGAGTTATTGCAATCTAACTTCGATCATAGAAAGATGCTGTTCGCTGCCGAAGCTGTTGATAACGATTTCACAGCTCAAAAGAACAAAACTATTCCAATTAAAACGATTAAATTCTTCCGAGATCAAGAAGATAATCAAACGAACGACGCAAAGATGGTCGATTTCGTTGACCATCAATCTGATTTGATTGAATTGGTTAAAGCGCAATGTTCTCTAATCATTCCAACAACAACAGCTAATGGACATCAGAGTTTCGACTTGCCACCAGAACTTAAAAGACAAAGTGGAGCAGAAAAAACCCGCAAAGACTCGTACTCTTGCTTAGTATTAGGCAACTGGATGATGAAAATCTATTTTGATATGATGGATTGTCCAGAACAACAGGCGCAAACTTTTACTCCGTTCTTCGTGAGGTAAAATGAAAGTCATAAAAGTACTTTTGATACTTTTAGTGTAACTTTTACTATATAATCATATGTCGCGTTCATATAACAAGAAGTCGGACTATTGGAGCAAGTTTAACAAGCCAGAAAGCAGCTCGCTTACTGTTCATAACAACTACGAACCAAAGCTTTTAGGTGAATCTTACTTCACAGAAGTTGCCAAAGCTTCTTATAGTCGCCCAGTTCAAGGAGCTACAGACACAGCGCAGAGCACAAAGATTCCAAGAAACGGAACTGACCACAACATTCGCCGCTATGCTCTTTTGAGTCAAGGAATGCTTCCTTATCAGTTCTCTAAAGACGGTGTTGATATTCGTGATGCTATCTTGCTTTGCCAAAAGGCTTACGCAAACGTCGCTTTAGTTAGAAACACAATCGACATTGCCACAGAGTTCGCTAATACAGAGATTTATCTTGAAGGTGGTACTGCACGTAGCAGAGAATTCTTTACTAAGTGGTTTGAGAAGATCAAACTGTGGAAATTAAAAGACCAATACTTCCGCGAATACTATCGTAGCGGAAACATCTTCTATTATCGTATCGACGGTAAATTCAAAGCAGAAGATTTTAAACTTTTGTCTGGTTTGAGCGAAAACGGAGTTGTTAATAACAAAATTCCTCTTCGCTACATCTTAATTAATCCTTACGAAATCGTTGCCAAGGTTTCTGCTTCGTTTTCAGAAGCGATTTACGAAAAACTTCTTTCTGAATACGAGTTAGAAAGACTCAGAAATCCAAAAGATGACGCTGATAGAGAATTGTTTAAAGCTCTTCCTGCTGATATGCAGAAGAAGGTTAAAGATAAGGCTTATTTCAGAGATGGATTAAAGATGAAACTCGATCCATCATTCTTACTATACTCTTTCTATAAGAAACAAGACTATGAACCGTTTGCAATTCCATTTACCTTTCCAATCATGGAAGATGTTAATGCAAAACTGGAATTAAAGCATATTGATCAAGCTATTTCTCGCACAGTAGAGAATGTATTGCTGCTTATCACTATGGGCGCGCCTCCAGATCAAGGCGGCATCAATCCAGCGAACATGGCGGCAATGCAATCGCTGTTTATGAATGAAAGTGTTGGTAGAGTTCTCGTTTCTGACCATACGACAAAAGCTGAATTCATTATTCCTGATTTAAAGAAGGTCGTTGGTGAAGAGAAATACAAAATTCTTAATCAAGACATTAAAGAAGGCTTGATGAACGTTCTTGTTGGCGACGACAAGTATAACGGACAGACCGCGAAGATTGGTTTCTTCATGGAACGCCTTAAAGAATCGCGCAACTGTTTCTTGAACGATATTCTCCAACCAGAAATCATTCGCATTTCAAAAGATTTAGGTTTCAAAGCTTATCCTACTGCTAAATTTAAACAAATTGATCTTAAAGATGAGATTCAATATATGCGTACAGTTAGCCGTTTGATGGAACTGTCGATCATCACTCCAGAACAAGGTATTGAAGCTATGGCTAACGGCAAATTGCCTTCTCCAGAAGAGTTAAGCCCAGCTCAAGACAAGCTTGTAGAAGAAAGAAAGAAAGGACACTACAATCCTCTTGTTGGCGGCGTTCCAATGACTGAAGATCTAAATGCACCAGAGCCAGCTGCTCCTGTTGCCGCTGGAAAACCAGTTAATAAAATCTCTAGAACACCAACGGCTAAACCAAAGAACTCTACCTCTGGCAGACCGTTAGGAGCAAAGTCAAAAGCCTCTACTTCTGATATTCAATCTACTGTTTATGCAGTTGATGCTTTCATGAAGGCTTCCGAAACATTCACTGCCGAAAAGTTCGGCGTAAATCAACTTAACGATCAACAAAAATCGAGCATAATCGAGCTATGTAAGAAAGTTGTTGCCGCTTCTAACAAAGAAGAATGGACAACTAGACTACAAGCTTGCGTGCAAGATTTAGGTAACATCGAGAAGCTTCAACCAATGAAAGAAATCTCTGATACTGCTGATGAATTTCTATTGGACGAATATTCTGCGGCCATTTTGTATCATTCTGCTGTAAAGTAATTCATGGCGTTTAAGTATAAGACGAAATTAGATAACATTTCTGTCGCTTGTCACAAAGTCGGCAGCAAAGATTTTCAAATTTCAAAAGCCTCGCTTGACGAGCTAAAAAAGCTCTCTCCAAATATTAACTTTGAAGATAATCCTGATTTATTAGGAGTGTCTTTTAACTTGGCTGTGCCAAATATGGTAAATCATAACGGCGACAGTATTTCAGGAGCTACTGCTGCTAAAATCGCTAAAAGATTTCTTAATAAATACTTAAACATCGAACATAATAAGAAACGCGTTATTGGTCATATCACTAACTACGGATTTAATAGACTAAGTGATAATGTTCAAATGACAGAAGAAGAAGCGGGCAAAACATTAGAACCATTTTACTTATCAGTTGCAGGAGTCATTTATAAAACAGTAGATTCATCTTTTACTTCGTTGATGATTCGCAATTCTGATCCTGCTGATTCGTTCAGAAACTCAATTTCGGCAAGTTGGGAGATTGGTTTTAGTAATTATTATTTGGCTGTTGGAAGTGAGAATTTAAAAGAAGCCGACATCATTACTGATCCAGAAACCGTTGCAGAATACTCAAAATATTTAAAAAGCAAAGGCGGAAAAGGAAAACTCCAAGATGGAACAATGATTAACAGAGTTATTGTTGGAGAAATCTATCCGCTAGGAGGAGGATTCACCACAAATCCAGCTGCACAAGTTAATGGTGTAGTAGCATTTGATTCT